ATGTACCGTTGCTCTTTTGTCACCGCCTCCACGTCCACCCCAAACAGCTGCGCTGCCGTCTCGGTATGCACATCTCGTCCCTCTTGGAAGTACCTACACAGCACCTCGTCTTGGCTCACATGAGCGGCTACCCGTAGCTCGATCTGCGACAGGTCCCACGCCCCGAATACTTCCCCCTCGACGCACCGGAATCCTTCCCGCACACGCCGGCCCAACGCTGTACGGGTGGGGATATTGAGTAGATTGGGCTCTGACGCCGCCAGGCGCCTCGTGGCCGTGCGAGTGGGCTTGATCTGGCACCGGACAGGGTAAATCTCCTCCTCGGGCGGTATACGGGCCAGGATTGGCTTGCAAAACGAATCCCTGACGTGCTGGCGCTCCCGCCAATCAAACACCGCCTCGATAGCCGGGTCCTCGTAGCGAAGGTATTCGATCGAGTCCTTGCCCGTGGATGGCATCCCCTTGGCCGTGCGTTTGAGGGGTTCGAGTCCCCGGCGACGTAGTAGGGCTCCGACGTGTTTGGGGGATTTGGGGTTAAACGGCCGATCCCCGAAATACCTGTGCGAGATCCGAGACCCGATCCGCGCCATTTCATCCGTCATCTCGTCTCGAAGGTTCTCAAAGTACGGTCGATGGGCTGGCATCCCCGAGCGCTGCATCTCGGAGAACACAGGTAGCAGGGCGTGACCCGTCTCAGTCAGGCTCATTCGACCACCTCACTCAGTTTCCCGTAGAGCCGCAACGTCGCGTCCGCATCCCGCGCCGAATACCTCACGGCATCCTCGAGCTCGATATCCTCCAACGTCCCATGGGGCATTGGGCCAAGCTCGGCCTCGATAGGGCGCCGCACGTCCTCGTCTATGGCCTTCCACCTTGCCACCAGATCCACGCCGCCCTCGCCCGCTGCTATAAGATCTGGGGTCTTACTGCTGTAGTAGTCCGTAAGGATCTTCTCGACCCGCCTTTCTATGGGTTGCGGTCGATAGAGCCGCGACGTCCCATCATTTTCGATCACGGCCCGCGGCTCCGGGTCGGGCCAATCCCCGTCCAACACCCGCTCGAAGTATTGAGACTGTTTTCCCCTTCCAGCACTCCCCACGACATCCCGGTAGTCGCGCATCCTCATCCCACACCACCGCCACGCCAACGCCTTCAACCCTTGGGGCTCGAGGCGCGTTAGATAAGCCATATACATCGTGTCTCGAACATTGATCCCCCGCGTCTCGATCCCCATGGCCTCCAACATCGGCAGATCGTACATGGCATTGTGCATGACTATGGGCGTACCCGCGTCTATCTTTCTCTGCAACTCCTCAACACCTCGCCGGTACTGCCTCCCGTGTCGTCGACGGAGCACATACCCGAAGGCCGGCTCGTTTGATACCTGTATCGACCACGGCTCCTCCACGGTCCCTTCGGTATCCACGGCCAATGGCTCACGGTAGTCGTGGGCCGTCAACACCGGCGCCATCTCACGACCTGTCACGTCCTCATACACCTCGTTGCCCTCGTACTCGTCATAGCGAAACGCGACGTCCCCGCCGTCCTTTATCACCTCAAGGATGGCCGGTATTTGAGCGTAGTCCCACGCGATCAACGCCCGCGCATCGCCATCGTAGAACCCCAACGCCGGGTGGTAGACGGGCACGACTACGGCTCCTCCAGCTCGCATCTCCTTCTTGTAATCGAACGCCCCGGCCTGGTGAGGTATCCCATGCACCACCTCCATCTCGATCTCTTCGCCAAGGAACCATCTCGCCGCAAACCTTCCCACAGCCACCACGAGCCGAGGCTCGCACTCGCGGATCTCTTCCTCGAGTACAGGCGTCGCCTCGTTGATCTCCACCCGCGTCGGGTCTGGGTTTCCCGCCACGTATCGCTTGACGACATTCGTCCGGTACCACCTCTTGGCACTCAGCCCATGCCGCGCCAAATACCACTCCTGCTCCCGACCGGCGCGTCCGACGAAAGGCTCTCCACGGGCGGCCTCTTCCTTCCCTGGCGCCTCGCCGCAGATCAGCACACGGTTGGGCTTATGCCCACAGCCGGGAACCGTGACGTTTTCCAAAATCCTTCACCTCTCTGATTTCCTTTTGATACAGCCACTCGGCCAGCTCGCGCAGGTCTGCTCTCTCTTCGGGGTGTATGTACGCCGACTCGCTTGCTTTCATCACGAGCCTCGGCAATCCACGGGGCATGGCGTCACTTGTCTTCATCATCCACGCCCTCCACGTCTTCTCCAATCGCCTCTATACACGCCCACCCCGTTACCTTCCCAGGACCGTGAGAGCAGCTGAAGGCGAAGCAGGCAGAGTCGATGGTGGGCCACGAGATCAAATCCGTGGTCCCGCAATGCTCGCTAAACTTAATCAGCTCCTCGCCGCCCGAGACGAACGCCAACACCCTACCTGCAGTGTCAGAGCTGATTCCCGTGTCGAGTCCCGTGGGCGTGTCCTCGACGGTGGGCGGGATATTCACGATCCGCGCAGTGGCAATAACCAAAAGTATCAACCATCCGACTAGGCTTACCTTCATCTCGCATCCTCCTCTATGGTCTCCAGGAGAGCCATTCTGGTATCTACGACGACCTCAACCACGCCGTCGCTGTCGCGGAGCGACTTCAGCGCCTCCATGCACGCTCGAGTCAGGAGATGCGTCAACCGCTTCTCTGCCTCGAGCACCGCATAAGTCTTGTGTCCTGGCGACTCCCTGGCATAGGCGATGACTGAGGGAGCGTCGTCGAGCTCGAATATCCACTCTTGGCTCATCGCACGGCCTCCTCGACGGTCCTCGATATGACCTTCCCGATCCCGTCTATCTCTTCCCATTCTTCCCTATCCGCCGCGACCATCTCTTTCACGCTCCTGAAGTGCCGCGCCGCCGCCATGGCCCGCTCATGCCCAACCCCGGGCAGGCAATTCGCCACCCGCGCCCGCAACATCTCTGCCTCGCTCATCCCGGGCATCAGTGATACATCCCGTGAATGGTCGAACGTTCTAAACGCCCGGTGCTTGTCGTAGGGCTTCGACCACCACCCGTCAAGCACCCCGATCCACCGCGCCGCCTCGGCCATATCGTAGACGTGTTTGATCTGCACCCCGACGACCGATAGCGACAATAGAAACGCCTCGACGTAGCTCCACGGCACCTCGCGGTTGCCCATACGATACTTCCTCCACCACCGCGGACCTTTCTGGATCTGGAGCTCACCCTCCTTCACCCCTGCCCTGTACGTCCCGTAGACGAGCAGCCAGCACACATCATAGTCGTCCAGCATCGCCGGCACCTGAGTTGCTTGAAGGCGTCCCGTGGAGGTAGACGAGACGAGGTCCGTGACTGACTTGAGCTCGACCCCCACGAGCACCTCACCGTCAGGCCCATTGCCAACCAGCATCACATCGGCGGACGGCAGTTCATCGAGCGAGGCGTCTGGCAGTGGGTAGTCCATGAGTTCCTTCGATCCGGCCCTACGATCCACGATAATCCCCATCACATCACCTCCAACGCCTGGACGGCGTAGTCATCCCTATCGGCCGGCGAGCGCGTGACTAGGTACCCTTGACCGCACTCGACACACTCGAGCTGGTGGAGATTCAGGCCCTTGGGTCGCGGGTTTGCTATGAGCTCAAGCAGCACCATATCCACCCGCGCAGCCCCAAGCCGCAGCTCGCCTTTGCACAGCCCGCACCGGCCCAACCAACGATTCACGGCGTCACCTTTTCTCATTCCCACTCCTCCGCGTCCGTCTCGGTGATGAGCCCAAGGATCTCCGGCAGCGTCAACCGGCCTGAGTCCATCATCTCGTTTGTCAGCTCCTCGCCCATCCACTCCGCATTCCACCACGGCTTTTGGATCTCGACTGAGAAATCCGCTGAGGCGATGGCGCAATGGGTTCGTAGCACGAGGTCGGCAATCACAGGCACCGACCTTTGACCCGCCCTGATGGTCTTGCCTGTCCGCTGCCCCTTCCCGGGTAGCCCCTTGTATTCGTCCTTCGTCTGCCCGATCAGGACCACGTTCAAGCCGTTCTGGTGCTTGCCGGATTTGAGAAACGACAGCCAGTCCGCATTGATGGACGCCCATTCGAATGAGCCGGCCCGACCCTTGGGGGTTTGGGTGCCGAAATGGGATAGCTGGTGGAGGATCCACGCCTCAGAATGCGTGTCTAATATCACCGTCCTGGCCCAGCCAAACGCATCCCTCCACGCCTCACGCATCGCCTCCACGACCCGCCCAGCCTCCAACGCTATCTTTTTAGGCCCGCCCTCAAACACCCCACCGAAGTCGTGCAGACGGATATCCTTGCCTTCTCGCGTGAAGGGTTGCACGATCCCCTCGAGCTTCTCCGAGGCATGGATCAGAGCCACGGGCCCCGGGGACGTCAAGGCTAGGGTGGTGCGCCCTGTCGAGGTGTCGCCGTATATCTCGGTGAAGGTCGACCGGCGTGTAAGCTCAGTCGGTGCCTGTGTCCACTCGACCCCGCTTTTCTTTCTCATCTCAAACTCCTTACTCGAACTCCGCTGTATCGGATGGCTTGAGCCAAACCACTCGGACCCCTGTATCTGGGGCCGTGATCCAATCGACGCTAAGTACCTTTCCTTTGATCTTGAGGATCCCAACAATCAGCCGACCAATTCCCTGCTGAAGACCCACTCGGTTCGTTGCATCCACTAGGCTCTCCGTCAGGAGACAGTTGTATTTGATGTGCTCTGTCATCTCATACTCCTTGCCCGTGTGCGAATCATGGCCCAATTCTCGGCCAGCTCATCGTCGCTAAACCTCGCCTCCCATACTCGATACTGTGGCCCCGAACCCTTATAGTCCCCCATAACAAACGCCACCCGTAATCGCCCCAACGAGCTTCCGGCCATACGACAATACGATTTCAGCTGCACCCAATACCGCCAAAACTTCTCGGAGTCGGGATCGTGGTTCGAGCTCATCCACGTCAGCTTGCACTCCTCGATGGCGTAGTCGTCGATATCCAACAGGTCGGGTGTGCCGTATATGTCATCCAGCTCCAGCTCCCCGGGCTGCACATATCTCCCCGGGCTGTGTCGCGTGAGCCGATCTATAACCGCATCCTCCAACGCACACCCCAATTCCATCATGCACCGCGCCTCGGGGGTGATCTCGTCTCTCGCCTCGTAATGCCCTAGACGAGTGGCGAGATCGTGTATCACTTCCGATACATGAACCCCCGGCGAGCGTCCCTGCATGGGTAGCAGCTCGGGGAACGTCTCCGATATAAGCTCGACGCCCACGGTTTTACGCCAAGGTCAACGTGCCCTCATCAGCGTCATACTCCCACCCCTCGGCTGCCTCCAAGAACTCGGCCTCGCTCACACGTTTGACGGCTCGGGCCTTCTCGGACTTGACGAACACGGCCTTACCGTCCACCTTGGCCCGCATCACCAGCCCCGGGAGCTTCGTCTTTGGGAGTCCATCCTCCAACTTGACGTGGGTCAGCGCCTCGACGACGACCTCCTCGATGAGCTGGTCGAGGTCGCTCTCTACCTCCATGCCCTCGTCATCATCCTCCGTCTCCTCGACCTTCGCCGCCTTGGCCCGTTTGGCCGGCGCCCGCTTCTTGGTGGCCTTCGCAGCATGGATCTCCGTCAACACCAGGATATCCGAGGCCCTCTTGCGCCCCTCCTCGTCCTCCTTGACCGTGATCCCCGACCTCTTGGGCTGCGGGATTCGATTGAAGTGCCCGCGGATGCCTTCGAAGTTGTCGATCCCGGAATCCGGTAGCGTGAACCCACAGTCCAGGGCGTTGCGGACGAAGAACGCCCAATTGGACGAGTTCGTCATCTGCTGCCTGGACCCCATGGGCAACGCAAACAGCCCTTCCCAATCCTCCGGGTCGTCGGAGTCCAAATCCACGGGACCGTCGTCGTCATTGGTCGGCGCGAAATCCTGCACGGACGCGCCACACGAATAGAACGCATGCACGCACCCGTCCGCCTGCACGCCGGCCACCTCCTCGCCCGGGTCGGGCTCGATCATCACCTTGGCGAACAGCAGGTACTCGTCGAGGTTGCCGTCGTAGTCCCATTGTGTGAGACGTGCGTGGGTGATTGTTCCGTCGAAGTCATCCGCCAGCCCACCCGCGATCATCTCGTCGGGGTGGAGTGACGCTACACCTTCAGGTACTTTCCTCTTCGCTGCCATGTGCTTCTCCTTTTTTTGTTATCCATCCACGAGCCGTGGTGGCTCGGGTATGCCCTTCTTCCGCTTCCACGCCCGCTTGAACCAGCCGGGGAACGTGGCTGTCCTCGAAAACCACTTCCAATGTCCATCCACGATAAACGTCTCACATAGATCATCCTCGGCCCGCATCCCCCGCCCCGCCATCTGAATGAGGTCTTGCGCCGCCTCGTAGTTGAGATAGTCAGAGTCGAGCTCGCTACGGGCCTTGGTCAACGGCCCACGCGAGTCGAGAAACGGCACCTTGGCTATCACCTGATACCGGCACTCGTCATAGGGAAAATCGTACCCCTCCTCCAAGGCGGCTGAGACGAGAATGGCGGGCGCCGAGCTAGAGCGGAACCTCTCCACCATGGGCTGTGTATCCCGCCCGTCGCGGGGCACGATCATCGAGTCAGCAAACCGGCTGCGCTCGACCAGCTCTTGCGCCCGCCTATAAGAACGTGTATGGATGATGCCCTTGCGATCCATTCTGCCGGCAATGATCTCGTCGATCCTCCTTGCCCAGATCCGCTTGTGCCCCTCCGTCATCCTTCGATCCACGCGCACCTCGGGTTGTGCTGTCACAAACACGAACGGTCGGCGCTCCTTGGAGAATGCCGAGTCGACCTCCGTGTAGTCAAAATCCTTCTTCCTCAACCCCAAGTACCCGGCTGTCTGACTCGTCACCGTCGCCGAGGTCAGCACCACCCGGGGGATAGATCGAAACAGCAGCTTCTCGCAATACCCCCGCGGCCACACGGGCACCAACCTGGCCCCGCCATGCCAACGCTCGACGATCCACCCGTCCTGGCTCCCCCCTGCCGCCACGATCCTCGCCAACCGCCGCCCCAACCCCTGTAGTCTCAGCTTCTCCTCGGCCGAAGTCGCCGCCCCGTACACCCGTTTGCACACCACCGACGCACGCGCCGCCCACCGTGACCAATCCATAACCGGATCCTCGATCGACGGCGCATCTACGTCGAGCTCCTGAACCTCACGCCTCCCCACCTCCGCTGATGCCGAGCGCGTGACCCAATCGGGCGCATTGTGCGCCTCGTCGAGCACAAGCAAATCAAATTGTCCAAGCGCCGCGGGATCACTCCACGCTCCAAGCGCCAGCCAATAGGCGTAATTCGTCACTACTACTTGCGCCTGCCTCGAGCGCCGCTGTGCATCAAAGTATTCGCACCCCCGCTCCTTCAATCCACACTCCACGCCCACCTTACACGGCCCACGGTCACACATACTCAGGGGCGCTGTGCCATACATCTCCCCGCCATCCTCCAAGGCCAGGCACGGGTAATTCCCCTGCCCTCGCTGATCCACCACGCCCATCTCGTCGAAGTCCGCTACTATCTGATCCTGCAGCCCCTTCGTTCCTACCAACACCAGCGTCCGCGCCTCCAAGAGCCGCGCCAGGGTCATGTAGATAATCGTCTTGCCCGATCCGGTGGGCGCTGAGAGCAGCACGAACCGCTTATCGGCCGACGAGAGCTCCGCCGCTATCTCCAGCTGCCCGTCTCTGAACCCTTCAAATTTCGACGGCAATCCCAACTCGCTTGGATTCATCCGCGCTCCATTTACTCGACGTAGGCCGGCAAACCCGTGGCTACCTTGGCTGCCACGTACCCCTCGGCCTCACCCGGCTCGAGGAAGATAGCAATGACCTGATGGCGTCCGTCCCATTCCCCGTCACCGCGTCTCCCGATCGGCGCCCACACCTTCGTCCCCTCTTCCACAATCCGGGCCCACCGCTGAGACGACCTGCTCGATTTCTTTTTCTTAGACACCGTGGGGGGATCCTACCCCTAAACCCCCACGGGGGTCAACCCGCTAGATGTGGTGGCGTGGATCGTGGGTCCGCGCTATATCTGGTGGATACCCCCGCGGGATTGACTCGCGCTCCTTGGGGCGTGTAGAATTCGCCTATGCCTAAACAAAAGAAACCCAAGTCCGCATCATCGAATGTCCGCCGCTTCCCCTCCGGTCGCCACGCCTCTATGCACCCCGACGATATGTCGCCCGTTTACGATATCGTCCACGAGCTCGAGTCCTATCCCACGAAATACGACGGCGACTCGTGGCTCTCGATCAGATCCTTGCCAAGCTACCTTCGCACCAACCTGGATCGCGTCCGCGCCCACACATCGAACTACAGCTCGCTTTCCAAGGTCGGCTGTTGTGCCATTGCTGGCGGGCTTGGGGGTATCGGGGCGAACGAGGAGATCCGGCAACTTATCAAGCTACGCTCACGGCTCGGCCGGATGCCAGCCAACGCCGACCCATACGAGTACGAGGACGCCATTGCCTGGTTTCGCAGCTTCACGATCGCCGTTCCCAACCCCACGACCTACCCGAATCGTCGCCTCAACATAAGCCTGACCGAGCAAGTCAAGCAACGCCTGCACCAAATGTCCGATGGATTAGGTCTCACCCAATCGACACTCGCGGGCCTTGCGATCATGGCTGTCTTGGCTGACCAGCCCGAAACCCTCAAAGGCCACCGAGAGATGATGGCGGAGCTCATGGATTCCCTGGTTGACCGCATCCGTCGACGCCGCCGCGTTGGGGAGTTTTTGCTCGAGACCTTTGATGGTTAGTTACAAAATCCAATTGGTGACAATCCTTGTCGTTAAATTTAATTGGTGACAATCCTAGTGCCTCTAGTTACCTGTCCTGGGGTGTATTAAGAGGGGGAGTATGAGGGGGGACCAACTTTTGTGCAGCCCAAATCAACCATAAAACCTATCCCCCCTTGTAGAGGGGATAGGCTATTGGTCAAAACAATGGCTCAGATCAGACACGGCATCAGAATCGACTGACCCGTCTCGGCCTCGATCCCGACTTGCGTGTTCTCATCCGTCACCCGAATCCGCACCCGCTCGACCGGTGCCAACGCCCCGATCGCCTCGACCAGATACGCGGCATTCAACCTCACGCTCCACTCACCCTCGGTTTGGGCCTCGATCTGCTCCCTCGACTCGCCCCTGTCGGGATCCCGGGCCAACACGGCCAGCCCGTCGCCGTTGGATCTGACCTCCACGACACCCTTGCCGCTCATGGATCCGCCCCACTTCAGCGCCGAGATCCAATCCTTCGCCGTCGCCTCGGCCCAATGGGGGTGGTCCCTGGATATGACCCGTTGATAGTCGGGAAACGTCCCCTCCACGAGCCTTCCCGTCACTTCCACCCCACCCTGACGGTATGCGGCGTGGCTCTCAGAGAGCCTCAGCGTCCCCGGGCCCGCCAACCCGAGCCTCGGTACCTTGACCCACCCTTGATGTACCAGGACGGGGCTCTCAGGGCCGGCACAGGGCAAATCTGCCCAAGCCATACGGTGTCCATCCGTCCCCACGAGCCGTGACCAGGACCCGTCGCCGGCCGATTCCAGGTAGAAGGCTTGCAGCGCGAACCGGCTCTGTTCCTTCGAGACGGCATACCCCACCCGGCCGATCGCCTCCACTAGCGCCCCGGCCTCGAGCTCCGTCTCCCACCCTTCAACCTCAGCCAGCTGGGGAAAATCCTCCTCCTCGAGCCCCTTGAGCTTGACGGTTCGCTTGCCCGCCTCGATCCACAACTCCCCCTTGGCCCCCGTCAATTCCACGCTCCCCGCTCCCTTGAGCTTGCCCAAGGTCGCCACCAGGGTCCGCGCCTCGACACACACGCCCCACGCATCCCCACTGTAGTTATCGGTCTCGTCAACGTCGATCGTGGCACTTGTGTCGAGGTCTGTCGCTGCGAGTTCTAGGATGCCCTTGCCGACCTTGAGCCTGATCGTCTCGAGCACCGGGATCGTGGCTCGTCTCTGGGTCCACGGCTTCAATTTCCGTGCCGCGTCGTGTAATTGCTTGGCGTTTACTTTCATTGTCTGGTCTCCCTTGGATTGGTTTACCACTTCGGGTCGATAAGGTCGTCGATCGAATCCTCGCGCAACGCCGCTTCCGCCGCCTCACGATCCCGCTCGCCTTGCCGCTTGAGCTCCTCGGTCGTCGGCTCCTCGATTGGTTTGCCTGCGTCTAG